ATGAGCATCCTTGCAGGCGCGGCCGCCACCATCGGCGAAAGCTTGGGCAAAGACATTGGTGACTACATCAGGCACCTGACCCGGTTCAGTCCTGAGGCGGATAGCCAGTACCACCGGTTGTGGGCAGAATGCGAAAAGCTCGCCAAATCGGACGCTGTTCGGGCAATGGCGTACAAGGCGATTCTTTGCATCTCCACGGGGAGCTATGAGGATGCACTCTATTACGTCCGCAACATCGCGCACAACCGTTCGAAGTTGCACGCGCCTACACTGGCCAGCGTTCTGATCAATTTTGGGCGGTTTTCAGAATCCTTGGACGCCTATCGTCTGATGTTGACGCCTGAAATCTTGATTTCGGATTACCTGCACCTTGGCGTTCCCAATGGGGCTTACAGTTCCTACGTGAAAGCCCTGGACATCGCACGGAAAAACATGCAACTAGCCACGGTCTTTCCCGAAGCCGAAGCCGATATCCGCGCAGCGGCCGCCATCCTCGATGAAAACGGCGAAAGCGAGGACCTCATCGCATTGGCAATGGACGTTGCTGGGGAGATCATGCGCGAGCGCTCGCTTGTGTTTTATGGTTTGCACCACAAGCTACGTCCAGTACCCCATCCTCGCGACGGCGGCCCGGCGTACTTTGGCGTTGATATCGGTGTAGAAGCGGACGACGAGACGGCGTTTGAAATGACCTGCCAATATGCTGAGCGTCTTGCCGCATCCGACAGATTCATCCCCGTGTCGATGGTCCTCAAATTCGTGAGCCTTGGAGAGCGGAATGGCCAGTAATTCCGCGCAGCTTTGGACGTACGCACAGACTCTTGCTACGCCCTGTGAGGAGTCGAGAAGGGCAAAAATCAGCCGCGCGTATTACGCCCTTTATCACCATGCCCGGGACTTCCACGACGCACTGCCTGCGGACGCTCGTGGCCAAGAACTCGCCACCGGCGGCGGCGTTCATCGCAAGCTCATTCAGAAGCTCACGAACCCAACCTTAAACGACGAAGCGGCGAAGAAGCGTTCTCGCGCAATCGGCACGTATCTCGGCTTGGCTCGCGATCTCCGCGATCAGGCCGACTACGATAATCAATGCAGCATAGGCAACGTCCAGGTGAGCCAGTGCCTTGGATTCGTAAAGAAAGGCCTCGACGCATAAATTCTGTGGCGTGGCGAAAATTATCGCTGGCGCGCTTGGCAGGCAGCCAACTGCGCCGTCAGTTGCTCGATCCCCGCCCGGAGGGCGAAATAAGCTGATCGAGCAGCGGGATCAAGTTCGGGGCGGGCTCCATTACCCACGCGGGCGCCGGCTCCGGCTTCGGGCACTCCACCGCTGGCGGCGGTGCAGTCGGCAGCGACGTGCAGCCGCTGGCGGCCAGCATCAACATCAGCCCGGAGGCCTTCATCCTTAGTTTGCGCACTGCGTAACCCTCCATAGGCCGCCCATTCTGCCTTTGCATTCCGTTCGTTGATCTCGGCAACTTCGGCGTGTCGCCGCTGCAGGATCTCCCGCGCTTGACGCTGGGCATCGGCCACGCGGCCAGACTCATCGGCCTGCATACGCGCAACCTTCGCGCCGTATCGCCATTCCTGCGCCGTCCAAGCCGCGCAGCCAACCAGCACCGCGCCAACCACCGCGGCGGCCGCATACCCACGCCATCCGGCCAGGCCGGCGGCGATCTTCTTGACCTCGATCATCCGGCCACCTCATCGACCGCCAACGCGTAGTTCCGACTCCACTTCGCGCGGAGTTCTGCGCGTTGCGCCGGCGTTCCGCGCCCGTAAGCGCCCGGCCGCCAAGTGCGCAGGTACAGCGCCCAGGAGGCATCTTCGGCGCCCACCTCGGGCAGCGGCAGCGGATCCGACCACAGCAGCAGGCGCGCCAAGCCGGCCGCCAGCACGTCGTCGTGCTCGATGGCATCCCAGATGGCGGCGTCGCGCGCCGGCACGCCCCGGGCCTGATAGAGGTGATCGGCCGCGGCGCGGGTGGCGACGTGCAGGCGGACGCCGTGCACCATGCCGCCGCCCTGCTCTGCCTGCCAGAAACTCTTTGCCGGGCCGGTCGGGCGCGGCGGGTTGCCCACCAGTTGGCGCCGATGCTCGAACCGCGATTCCTGCAGCCCGATTGCCAGCAGCATGATCCGCGCTTCCGCCGTGTCCATTCTGGCGGGCAGCAGCGCCAGCGCGGGGTCGATGCCGGCGGCGATGATTTCGGATAGCGTCATTGCTTGGGGCTCCTGATGTGCTTGGCCGTCACGGCGGCCACGTAGAAGGCGGCAGAGGCCGCGAGCGCAGCGTCTCCCGCGCTTGCCCAGCCCGCCACGAAGATGCGGCAGGCCGCGCCCGTCGCCGTCAGGCATACGGCCGACAGGCCGATCCGCTCCAGCGTGGTGTCTTTGATGGCCCGGGCGAATACGGCCAGGCCCGCGCCCCCGGCAACCACCAGCCAGCAGACGAAAGCGAGAACGGCCCATAGCGTCAGATAGATGGTGCTTTCCATGTCATGCCCCCTTGCCGCGCACGCGGTCGATGACTGCCTGCCAAAGCGCGGCGATAGGCGCGGCTTGCACCGCTTCCCAAGCGCGCGAGACGATGGCCATGCCGAACATGCCCATCAGAAAGCCCGCCAGACCTTCCGGAATGCCCAGCGCGAGGGACAAGTACGGCGAGGCGTAATAGGCCACCAGCGATCCGCTGACGGCCATGCTGATGCGCGCTGGCCAGCTGCCTTGCAGGTAGCGCATGGACACCGCAGCGCCCAGCACACCGGCAAACTTTGCCGCGAAGGCGTCGAAGTCTTGAATGTTCAATCGCGTCCCCTTGAGACGAAAAAAAGCCCGCCGAAGCGGGCGGGCGAGAAGCTACATGCCTGGAATCACACACAACGGCAGCCGTAGAGGCCTGCTCGCAAAGGGGTTGTAGGAGGGTTGCAGTCCAAAACCGGTTGTGGACCATTGATCTGACGATCTCATTTCGACCGTCAGGAGCGAGAGGCTGCCGTTTACCACCACCGCGAAGGCTGCCCCGGGATACCCACCGCCCATACCGTCGGGCGCTTCGTAGACGTACATCAGGTCATTCGCAATGATCCATGGCATCGAGCCCCAACCTGACATCGCTACCGCAGAACTCATCGGAGCGCTACCAAACGGCGGCGACGGCACCGATGCGATGGACACGATGCGAGGGTACTTGTACTGACTGGAGAACGTCAGGCGCCCCGCCTCATCCCACAGCTTCAGTCCCACGTTGCCCGCCCCGACAGCCAACGGCTGCCCGACAGACGAGGCAACTGCCCAATCGAATGGGCCGCTCGACTGATAGGAAAAGCTGTTGGGAGTACCGAAAGGATGACGCTGGAAGAGCACCAGCGCGCCAACCGCGACGCCGGCGGCGGGGCGGATCAGCAGGATGGGACATTCCGGCCACAGGTCCGGAATCGGGATGGTGTTTCCGAGTGGCGCAGCCGCGGCAGATCCAGCCGCGACAATCCGCATGTGTGGATAGAGGCTGTTCAGCTGCTCAACGCCATTCGGGGTGTATGTCCGAAAGCCACTGGCCATTATCGCCTCATCACTGTGTATGCGACGGTGACGCCACCGCCAGCCGGATTGCCAAACGAGTTCGAAAGGCGAAGTACGAAATAGCCGGTGCCGTACTGCACGTAGGTGCCGCCGGATGCGATCACCATCCAAGAATCGTCAGCGGCAAGGCCACTGACGTAGATGGTGGCCGCAGGAGCGCTCACTGAAAGCCCGACGATCCCCGATAGGACCGTCTTCGTCACCCTGTCCGTGAAGTCCAACACAAGATTCCCGGAGACATCCCATGCCTTGATTCCGGTACTCATATGTCGATGCCCATAGCAACAGCGATCTGACCGCTCGCGTAATAGATCCTGGTGGCAATGGACGTATCCACGCGCCGGCCGCCTGCGCCAGTGCCGTTGTTCTCGAACGTGCCGGACTTCGACAGGCGCCAACCCTGCACGCCCGCTACAAAGTTGTTCGACTGGATGAAATCGCCGATCTTGGCGCTCGTTATCGTGCCGTCTTGAATGAAGGCGGACCGGATGAAGGTCTGCCCGTTCTCGATAGCAAACGGCGTGGACACGACCCCGTTGATCAGGTTTATCAGGGCGAAGCGGTCCGCCAGGAACAGCACCTGGGTCTGCATTCCGGAGGGTGTGTTCTCCACGCCAATTCCCATACCGGCGCTGTAGTACTGCCCATTAGCCGTCACCCCGGCCTTGATGCTGACCATAGCGTTCAGCCCGTCGCGGACCTGCTTGATCTCAGTAGCCGCGCCACCCCCAGAATCAATCTTGTCGATCAGGTCCTGGCCCAGCATGCTCTCTTCGATCTTGCCCCCGATCTGGTCCAGAATTGGGCCGGCGTCGTCGCTCGCCATACCGCGAACGCCCATACCCGCAGGATAGAAGTCGCCCTTCACACCGTTCTTGTCTACGAGCCGCGCCCAGAACCAGAGTTCCTTGCTCGCACGCAATCCAAACAGCGTGTGCGTGTTCTGCGGATAGGCAAAATTCCCAAGGGGAATCGCTGCCTCAAGGCTTGGCGTTTCACCGTAGTAGAGTTCTGTCCGCTCAATGATCGACGGCCCTACGGGCAACCCCCAATCCAGCTGGATGCTGAAGAGCAGGCCAGTGGCCACAAGGCTCGTGATGACCGGCGGCGGCCCGACGATGCCGTCCAGCTGCGTCAGAACAGAGGATGCCCAAATGGACGGAATATCCAAGGCGTTGAGCGCCCGCACGCGGCACATAAAGCCACCAGCGAAGATATTGGAGACTTCGACGCTGGTGGACCCCGTGCGCGGCAGGTTGACCCACTCCGAGTTGTCCCGTCGCCACTGGACTTCGTAGGCAACTGCATTCGTCGCGGGCTTCCACTTAAAGACTGCCGTGTGGCTCGCGTAGCCCTGGTCGATCACCGAGTAGGATTCGATCACCACATCAGTCGGCGGCGGCTGTACGCCGGGCGGAATGACCGTGATGGGCGCCGGCTCCAACCGGGTGCCGAAATCGACATTTGCGAATTTCCCCGGCTGGTGCTGGATCGCCGAGATCTCCGCGGTGAGGCCATTGCCGCGCTTGATCCCGAGAACTCGGAATCGCTGTGCGGACAGCTCCTCGGATTCCAGCGTCCATACACACTCGGCCTCCGGGAGTTCCGAGAACGGCGCGGTGACAGTGATGTTAAGGACGGTGCCCGGCAGTCCGATCATGTCGGCCGTCAACTCCGTCGAATCGACGGTAAACCGGGTCATGTCTGCGGTCAGGCCCTCCCCCACGGCCGAACTGATAATCCGCGTTTCGGCCACACCACTTGGCAGGTTCACGACGAGACGGTCACCCGGCCGAACACCCAACTCCGCGTCCACCGTGATGACTGTACGGGTAGCCTCGCGGATGCGGCCACCGATGCGCCGGCCGGCAAGGTGCTGGTCGGCGATCCGAATAATGCTCCCAGGCCGGACCCGGCAGGCGTCCAAGCCTACCGAGAACGACACCGAGCGCGTCTCCATACGAGAGGTCAGCAATAGCCACTTTCCAACCCGGTTGGCCTGCCCGCGCGACGTGCAGCCGAATGCGCTTACCTCGATCTGCTTGAGGCCGTACCGCCCCAGGCTCTGCCGATCCTCGACATATTCGACCTTCTGACGACCCATGTCCGAAAGATCATTCCACGACACCAGCGCGACCGTGTACCGGGTATTAAGCGCGGAGCCAACATAGCTGAACTTTCCATCGATGACGTTGGCCGAGGTGAACGTATAGACTGGATCAGCAGGCATGTCCGCAACGGCGAGGACCGACGAGCTAGCCCAATACGCCATGCCGCGAAAGACGGACGCCAAATCCTGCAGGACACGGTACGCATCGGCGGCGGATTGCAGATAACAGTTGCACGTGAACCGCGGCTCCAGTCCACCGAATCCATCGGGCACAAGCTCGTCGCAATATCGACCGATCTGATACAGCCCCCACTTGTCCAGCCAACCAGCCGGAATGCGCTCGCCCAGGCCATAGCGGTCATTGCTGACCAAGTCATAGAAGATCCACGCCGGGTTGTCCGTCCAGGCCAGCTTGAATGTGCCATCCCACGTCCCGGTGTACGAGCGGGTATCGACGTCGTAATTGGACGGCACGCGGATAATCCGCCCCTTCCAGTCGTAGGCGCGTGTGGGGATCGTCTGGAACTGGGACGCGTCGATCTTGATGCCAACCACCGCCGACATGGGGTATCGCAGTTTTGCATCCACGATTTCGGTCAGGCCGTCGATGTAGGTTCGATCCGAAATCGTGCTGCTGGTGGCGTTGGCTGTCACCCGCCGAACGCGTACTGACCAACCAGTGCGTGCCGCCGGAAGCTCGATCCGATGGGATTTCGCGTAGCGCTGCGTGGTCTTGCCATCGAAGGCACTGGAGAGCACTTGCTCAAATGCACCGCCGTCCGTGCTGAGTTCCACCAAGTACTCGACGCGATACCCCCCGATGTCCCCGTTACTGGTATTGGCCTTGCTCAACCCAGCCACGGCCAGCGTGATGCGGACGGCCGACAGGGTAACGTTGGTAATGGTATGCACCCACGGAACCGCCGCGGTCAGCTCGACACCAACGCCAACAGTAGACTCCGACGCCGGGAACCCTGGCAGCGGGTCTTGCGTTTGCGTGCCGGTACGGAAGTCGATAGAGATGCCCGGAAAATTTAGAGTTCCGTCTTCGTTCGCTGCGGGCGTCCCGGCTAGATACACATCTCGGAGTGCACCGGCCAGGCCATGCGTGGGACCATAGACCTCGCCTTCGCTGATGAGGTCGATGACGCGCGCGAAGGCGGTGCTGTGCAGGCTGTCCGGTGCCTCGCGGGGAGAACGCCCGCCCCCGCCTCCCTTCCCTCCGCCAAACCCAGAGATCGGCACCCGGCGCGACTGTTTGGCCCCAGAAACAACAAGGGCGCCCGAAGGCGCCCTGTTGGCTGGACGATAATCCAATTTCATACTTGATCCTCAGCAAATATCCCTGCGGAGATCACCGAACTTCCCACGATCATCCGCCCATACAAAACCGGCACGGGGTTGCCTTGTGCGGACGTGTTCACCGGGCCGTTGAAGTTGTATGACGCCCCGTTCTCCGGGCTGTCGGCTGCGCTCAGTCCCTTCTGCTGCGGCGAGAGCATTTGGACAACGCCCCCCATCGCCATCGCCACCCCCATCGACAACAGCATAGGAGCCGCAATAGCGCCCTGCGCCCCGAGTGCCAAGCCCATCGCGGGCGGGAAGTAAATTGCCGCGACGATAAGCACCACCCCCATGATCACCTGAAAGAGGCCGCCTTGCTTGGCCCCGGCCAGGATGGGCGCAATGCGGATCGCCTCGCTTCCGACTGGGTGGCGCATCTCACCTTCGCCAATGTTTCGTTTGCCGATGAAGCACGCGTAGCGAACGCCGTGGGCCTCGCTGTCCGCCAGTTCCTTTTCGAACCCAGGAACAAGCACGCACAGCGCCCGAATGGCCTCCGCCGTGCTGCCGACGGCCAGACGGTGGAGCCGACCGAATCGCGCACCCAGACGGCCATACAGCCGCACCTCCCGTAGCGTTTCGCTCATTTCAAACCCTCGTATCGCAGCACCAAGCGAGTTGCTTCGCGCCAGTAGCCGCCGTAAACCACCCGCTCCGAATCCCGCCCATACAGGTGCTGCAGCATTGCATCGGGCACCGGGAATAGGTCCGGCGCCTCCGCCAGCGCCTCCGTGCCGATAAAGATTCCCGCGTGATTGGCACGGTCCGAGCGAATCTGCATCAGCACCACGTCACCGGGGGCAATCTGCTCGCCGACGCCCAGTGGCCGGAATCCGGCCTCAGCGTAGTGGTCCATGTACAGGTCGCCCTCTTTGCCCGGCTCCCACCAGCCGTCCTGCCGCTGGAAGTCCGGCAGCACGATGCCCCGCTGGCGCGCGTACCAATCGCGCACGAGGCTGTAGCAATCAAGGACGCCGTGTGCAAACGGCCGGCCCAGCAGTGGCGCCTGATACCCCTCTGGCGCGAATCCGAACAGTTCCCCGGTCACCACCTGGCCAGCGTCATCCTTCGCGGCTTCCACGATGAACCAAGGTAGGCCCGTGCCCTCGCACGCCACGCGGTCTGCCTCGCTGGGCGTTGCGGGCGTGTCCGGATGCGAATGCACGACGGCAGTGATGCGACCGGCATCCTCCGCGGCAGCGTAATCCTGCGGATCCAAGATGAAGTGGTCAGTTCCTTCCGCCAAATTTCGGCAGGGCCGGTAGGATTCGCGCCGACCCTGCATCACAACCAGGCCACAACACTCGCGCGGGTATTCGGCCACCGCGTGAGCGCGAATGGCTTCGATTGTCTTCTTGCGCATGGCTATCCTCTGATGCGGTCCGCCGATGGGAACCCGCCAAAATTGATCACTTCGTATTCGCCGAAGCGCTTCTTGCAGTCGGTCAGCAGCCCAGAACAACGATCCAGCGCCGGGTCGGTCACGGGGCGGCCCTCGATGTCGAACATGCGCGCCCCCGTGTATCCGCAGTACGTGCCGCGGTACCCGCCCTTGGTCAGCCAACCGCATACGCCCGCTATGATCTGGCGGGCGGGAAGCATCTGGCCGTTGAAATCCAAGGCGCTCGACAGTTCGAACTCGACGACCTCCGCCGTTTCGACCGTCTTCTGCTGGATGATCCAGACTTCTGGCGGCAGTTCTTCCTCTGGCGCCGCCGTGGGGTTGCCATCGGCGAAGTTGCGCGCATCCAAATATTTGCCAAGGGTGCGACGCACGACCACCCGCGCCCCCACCAGGTCGTCCAGGTAGATACACAGAGCAGAAATCACGCCTGCAATGGGATTGCCCTCGCCGTCCTGACCGATGTTGCCCACGGACAGCGTAGGCGTGGGTTGCTGCCCCTCGCCCACCTGCTCGAATCCCTCGGCCTTGATCGGCCAGGGATCGTACTGATTTCCCTGCCACCAGATGGGGCCAACCTGTGTGTAGCCGTGAAAGCGTTGCAACGTCCCGCCGATGACACTGGCGTCCAGCTCATAAAGGTCAACTAGTTCGCCGATTTCAAGCTTTTGCACGTCCGCGTAAATTCTCATCAAAGCCCCCTCATGCGTTGATGCTCGCGGCCAAGATGAATAGCGCATCGATCTCCGCTGCTGACAAGTTCAACATGGCGGCGATGGCGGCCAACATTTCGCTGTCTCGGCGGAATTCTTGCAGGTCGTTCCAGGCGCGACGGTACACGGCGGGCGTGTCTGGACGCGCAAGCACAGCCTCCGCCGAGTCGAACAGCGAACCATCGCCGTGGGGGGTCTGGTGCATGGCCTCGCGGCCTTGAAAGCGCGAGACGACGGTCGGAACCGCCGGCGGCGCTTCGACCCACGAGCCGTCCGCCGCTGCCACATGGTCAAGTGTGGGACGCTCGCTACTCATTTCCACCCACCCATCCGGCATGTCGCCGTCGACCTGGAAGAAAGAGGAGCCCGGCAAGGCATAGAGCTTACGCATTGCTCAACCCCCGAAGCTTCCAAACCTTTAGACGAAAGTACGCGTTGACTTGGTTGGTGGCAATCTCTCCAACTGCAAGGGAACCGCCGGACATGTTGGGGTTTACCGTTGTCGTGCCATTCTTCCCCGCAGTGACAACGATTTTGTCGTTCTGGATTCGATGCGCCGCCGTCACCCCCCAAGCCAAGAACGGATCGGGGCTTACCGTGCGGTCCAAAATGCCCAACCAACCAGGGCTATGCCAGTTTGTAAGGTTCAAAAGGACCTCCACCGCAACGTGAACCGCAAACCCAGGAAATGGGTTATCAATGATCTGCTGGCTATTCCCCAACAGAATTCCAGGAGAGGCGGCACTCCCACCCGGGTAGATGACGGTGAACCCAATAGAACTACTTAGCGCCTGGAATGCGGCTTGCAGCGTGGCCAGGTCGCTGGCCAGTTGCGCAGCATCCACACTGCCCGGGTTGACCACTTCACCGAATGCGTGAACGGTCCAAACCCCCGTCACGTTAAGCGAGCGGGTTTCAGCAGCGGTGCGGGGTGTGCCGTTCAAGCCGTCGCTTGAAGGATTGCCGATGAGGTCAGCTCCGACAAACGGACCCGTGCCATTCGTGTTGTTGGCAGAAAGGCCGCCAGCGGTCACACCCAGGCCGGTGATGCGGATTGAATCGTGATGGTGGCCCTGCATGGCGTCCCGTTGGATGAGCCCGCCCGCCCCCGCCGACAACGAGCCGTCGCCACGTCGGAACACCGCCCCCAGCGATCCGGCTGATTTGCCGTTCAGGTCAGGTAGGCGAATCGTGGTAGACCCGTCGCCCACGGTGTATTTGCCCCGTTCCGTGGGCGTACTTTGCCATGTCGCCTCCGCGACAACCGGCAACGTACCGGCCAGCACCATGGCCGTCAATTCCGGATAGGTGGCACGCGATACCGTCTGCCCGTCTTGCGGGATTTGACCCGCCGGAATACTGGAGCGCAGCGGCCACCAATCGGGGGTACCAACGGCGGGACCGCTAGGAATGGGGGGTAGCTGCGTTTCAGGTACAAGGCCGTCCGCGTCCAGAGTGGCGACGCCGCCGGCCTGGCCCTTTTCAGCCAACGGAATGGCGTCCACCGCATTTGGCAGTTGCCCCGGGGTCACCTTCCCGTCCTCGCCAAGCGTTGCCACACCCTCTGCAACGCCTTTCTGGGCTAGCGGAATGAAAGCCCCATCCTCTGGCAGGTACTGGGCAGGGATTTTCCCCTCGGCATCCAGCGATGCCACGCCCCCAGCCACGCCCTTCTCTGTCGCCGGAATGGCGGCCGCGGCGGTGTCACTGGCTGCCTGCGCCGCTTCGCCCACCTCGGCTATACCTTCAACGGCCTTGTCGAAATTGGCGTTGACCTTTTGAAAGGCCTTTCGGTGATCGTCACCAGTACCGTCGTTGGGCGCTTGCCCGACGTTGATTGGATCGAGTGTCTGCATATTGGTCTACGGCTTAAATACTTGCTGGAATGTGGCGGAGACGGTGTAGGCGGAACCGCCGACTGGGTTGATGCTGAAAGTCGGCGCTTCGTACAGTCCTTCTTCGCCCAGTGGTGGCGTCCACAGAAACGACCTGATGCCTGCATGTCGGCGAAGGAATGCCGCAATGGCCTCCATGTCCTTCTTGGTGCCGGAGAACGTGAGCGGCCAGGACTGCACCTCGCTATGAATGCCGTCGCCGGCTACCTGGCGGTACCCATCTCCAAACTGGGCCGTCAGGCGCCGGAAAGTGACGGTACCGCTGGGCTGGCCTGTGGCCGTCCATACAAATCGTTCAGCCATCAGGCCCTCCCGTGTCGTGCATTCCAGGCTGCTCCGCCAGGTCGGTAAGAACGCTCAATTTCGCGCCGCACCAGCGCCACCACCCCATCTGCCAGCCGGTCGCCCAACTCGCTTTCGCCGGTGGCCTTGCGTTCCTCGCCGCCGCCTGTCACGTTCACCTGAACCGAGATATTCCCGGGGCTGGTGCCCATGCCAGCCGCCGCCGACCACATGCCCGGCGGGCGACCACCCAATCCGCCTTCGGCGTAGCCCATCTTGTTCAGACGGTCGAGCTTGTCCACGCCAATGCGAGCGGTCGCCGCGGCGTTCAGCACGTACTCGCCCTTGTGGACAATGCCAGCAGGTTCATACTTGCCGCCGTCGCCGGTGTAGCCGCCCGATGACAGAAACATCATTCCGCCACCAGACCGCGCGGTGGCATTGGCGACATCGGAGGCGGTTGCGCTCCCGATCCCGGCCGATGCACCGCTGGCAAACGCGGTGGCGATGCTGCCTATGGCTCCCACAATCGCTTGACGCGCAGCGATCCGCGCCAAGTCGGCGATGATCGAGTTCGCAAGATCCTTGAAACTGAGTTTTCCCGTAGAGACAAAGCGCGCCATGGCATCTTCCATGCCAGTAAACGCGCCCGCGAACAAACCTTGCGTCTGCTGCGAGACGTTCGCCGCTGATTCGGCATAGTCCGAGAAGGCTTCGCGCGCACCGATACTCCAATCGGAGTTCAGCTTGTCCACCTCTTCGTAATACGCGCGCTGCTCCGCGAGAGCCGACTGCAAGCCTTGCCGGATCTTGGCCTCTTCATCCAGGAATCGTTCGGAGCCGAGCTGATCCCTCGGAGTCGCCTTGGTTAACTGCTCCTGATACCGTCGATACTCAAGACGGATAGAGTTTTCAGCTTCGGCTCGCTGGCGCGCCACCTGCCCCAGACCGACGGTTCCTAGCTGACGGTCGTACTGCTCTTGACGGGACTCGGATGCCGAGGCCATTGCTTGCTGAATCTGAGCCGCACGCTCGTCCAGCTTCAGCATGGCTTGCTTGGCCGCCAGTTCCTTCGAAACACCTTCGTTCTTCGTCAACTGGGCGCGGATCGCGTCCTGGTTCGCAAGAAGGCTCTTTTGATCCGCCGTCAGGATCTTCTTGTCCTTGAGGTCCGCGATCTCTTGCTCAAACTCGGCCCGCGCCTTGCTGGCGTCGGTCAGCTTCTTTTCGCCGGCCAACTGCGCCGAAAGTGAGGCCTCCTGTTGCCGCAAATCGGCAAGCCGCCGGGTTGCGGCATCGTCTTTGTAAGACGCCCCCTTCTGGTCCTTGTACTTCTCGTTGATGCCCTTCTCGGCGTCCGCGATCTGCTTCTCGGTCCAGCCGGCCAGGGCCGCGTCCGCGCGCATCTGCTTGATTTCGTCAGCGCGGATCTGAGCACGATCACGCGTCGCCTTCACTTGCTCGCGCAGTCGCTCTTCCGCAGCGATTCGCGCCTGGGTGGCCTGTCCCTTCAGCCCCTCGCCGCGGGCGACTGCCTCTTCCTTCTCCTGCCGCTGTATCTCGGCCGTGATCGTGGCTAGCTCCTGCTTTTTGAGCTTCAGCGCCTGTTGCGCACGGTTCCGGCCACTACCAATGGCCGCTCCCCCGTCGTTGGTGGTGAACCCTTGGTTGTTCTCCAGGCTCTCGACCGCCTTCGTCAGTTCCTCAGCCTGCTTGCGAAGCTCGGCAATCGGCGTGGGCCGACCGATGTTGAGCATCGCGTCCCAGGCCTGGCGCGCAGCCAGACCCAAGCTATGCCAGCCCCGCTCCAGCGTGCCGGCGCTGGCGCGGACACGATCAGCGGCGCGGTTGGTAGCGTCGGCCAGGGTCGCCTGTGCCAACGCTGCAGCCTGCTCTTTTTGCCCCTGTTGCTCAAGCGCCCGGATGCGGTCGTAGGTGGCCGCATCGAGGAAGTGCATGGTCTCGTTGATCTTGGCGACCGCCTGGCTCGGGCTTTCGCCCAGCCGCACGAACTCAGCAACCAGGTCGTCGACCGAACGAACGCCTGTCTCGCTCATGTTGACGATGGCGCCGGCCACCGTCTCCAACGAACTGCCCGCCACGCGGCCCGAGGCCACTAGCCTATTCAGCACATCAGCCGACCGGCCTACCGTGCTTTGCGCCCCACCGACGCGGCGAGACATATCCACCAGGCTTTGCGCGGTCTGCCCCGCGTAGCTTCCGGTGAGGGCCAGCGAATTGCCGAACTCGCGCGACTCGCTCGTTCCTTTGTAGAACGCCGTGCCTACCAGCGCCAATGCCGCGCCCACCCCACCCACAGCCAGGGAGAACGGAGTAATCATTCCCAGCAGGGCACGGAACATGGGGCCGATGCCACCGAAGCTGTCCTTCAGTTGGCCGCCCTGCTGAATCATTATCAGGAACGGGTTCTGTCCGCCGGCCAGCTGCGTGACGATGTCCGTCATTTGCGCCGGAACCATGCGCATCGCCGCCGCCGTCTGGCGTGCGGAAATGCCCGTGCCGTCCAGGTTCTTGTTGACCTCGGCAAGGCGTGCGATCAGCGGCCCGGCGCGGTCACCTACGCCGAGTTGCGCGGCGCGGTACTCCAGAAGCTGCCGGGCCGTCATGCCGGCGGTTTCTGCCTGCTCGCGCAAGCCCGCGATGAATCGGTCACCCTGCGCCGCGGCTTGGGCACTTGACCGCGCCAACGCGGCCTCGGAGGCGTCCAGACGCTTCACTGCGGCGCCATACTGCTCCGCGGTGATTCGGCCCTGGCTCCAAAGGGAGACCAGCTTGTCCGTCTGGGCTTGAATCGCAGACTGAGAACCAGCGCCGCGCTCGATGGCTGCCAGCGCGGCGTTGACCTCGTTGATATCCCGCGTCAGTTCCTGGAAGCCGCGATTCTGACCGGCGAGAACGCCCGCCCCCTGACCGCGCGCAGCCCCCGACGATGCGGCCGACAGTTCCCGCTCCGCGATGGCTACGGCTCGGGCTTGTTCGACCTGACGCTGCAATGCGGCAGCGCGCTCAACTGCGGCCTGGCCGATATCCCGGTAGCGGGCGGCCGTCTGGCTTTCAGACTGTGCTGCCTGGGCACCGGCGGCCGCCACCGCGCGCTGGCCGGCGCTGAGACCACCCATGGCGGCTTCCGCCTCGCGGATCTTGGCCACAAGCGGCTCGTACACGTCGCGCGGCAGTCCGGCCGCCTGGGCGCGATACTCGGCCACCTCAGAGCGCGAACGGCCCAGGGTGTTTGCAAGGCGCTCAAGTGACTGCCGGGCGCGCTGCTGCGAGGAGGTCAGCTTCTGCGCGGCCCCCTCCGCCGCGGAGCCGATGCCCTGGAGACTGCCCGACGCCTTGACGGCGGCAGCGGCGGCGACAGAGGCCATGCCGTTGACCTCACGGCCTACCTCCTGCACGGCGGTCTTGACGCCACTATTGTCCGCGCCGAACTCCAGTGTGGCTTTGCCTACAACGTCTGACATGTCAATCCTTGTGCATTTCTTCCAGGGCGGCGCGCTCCATCACGCGCACCGAGTCCCACACCCCCGACCATTCCGCCCGCTTGACGCCCAGGAACCTCAGCACCGTCGGCAGCGTGCCGTAGTCCAGACCCGTAGCACCGCCGACGCCAACGCGCCACTGCGTGTCCATGGCGCAAAACACGTCGAACGGAAGTGTGTTTTCGGGCAACAGCGCCACCGGCGGCGGTGCTATGTCGTGGAGCGTCAGCCCCAGCCAGGTGTATTCATCGGCGGGCGGCGGCCGCCAGTACCGCCGCCGGGCCGCCGCGATCAGTTTCCCCGTCGCACCTCAGTCAGTTCGGCCAGGAACTTGTCCACGATGGCGGTGACCGCCGGCGCGTGGTAGTTGTTGACCAGCTTTGCCAGAGCATCCACGGAGAACTCCGCGTTCACGCCCTCCCAGCCGTCGACAATGCCGGCCAGCCATTCGGCGTCGCTCTTTGCCTCCTTGGAGCCAGCGAGCCAGGCGTTGAGCTGCTCGCCGGTCATGTGGCGAAACACCAAGCGCAGCGGCGCCGGGTCCATGCCGGGCCGCGGAATGTCCACGACGGCAGGGAAAGTCGCCGGCGCGTCCAGGGAGAAAACCTGTTCTTCGATCTTCTTCGACATGAGGGATCCTTACGCTGCGTAGCGGGTCGGTGCACCAGTCAGCGACAGGGTGACCTGCAGCGTCATGGCTTCGTTCTTGGTGGTGGTGGGCATCTCGCTGAACGAGACATAGGCGCGGAAGTAGATGACCGAGCCGTTGGGCAGTTGGAACCGGATCGCGCGCGGTTCGCGGTCATCGTTGGCGGCCTTCAGCACCGCGTAGTGCGGCAGCGTGTCGTCGTCGGCAATCGTAAGAGTGATCGACCGCGCGCTGCGCGTAGTCGGAATCTGTCGCTCGTCGCCGGTGTCTTCCAGGAAGGAGTAGCTGTAGAACTGCTGCTCGCCACCCTGGCTCGCCGATTCCATGATCTGCGAGATCTGCGTCCAGTCGGTGATGCGGCGCACGCTTCCGCCGCCAGTGCCCGCGGGATAACGCTTGAGGTCCGAGGTATCGATGTCCTCGAGCTCGAGGCTGTCAGTCGTCACGGCATCTGCGCGAGCGATACGGCCATCGAGAGCCGTCCAGCCGGACACCATTTCCACGATATCGCCGTCGGCCGCGCCATGCCCAGCCGCCGCGGCAACGGCCGGCAGGGCATTGGTCACAGCGGTCACAACCGCAGCCGCGGCATAGGTCTTCGCAACCGAGAAGATTGCGCCGTTGGGAAGTTTCACGCCCATTTGGGCCTCCTAAAAAAGTAAAGCCGCCCGGAGGCGGCCGTGTTGAAAGCCCAGGGCGGGCTAGTCTTTGAACCAGATTGAGAAGGTTTGCTTTCTCGCGTACAGCTTGGTGTCGGGCTCGTGATCGGACAGCGCACCGCTTTCGGTGGAGGCGCGTAGCACGGGACTGAGGCGCAGTGCATCTTCAGCTTGGCGGATGATCCGGGCCGCGTCCTCGTCCAGCAGCGCCCATACGTCGACCTGCAACCGACCGTTGCGCAGGTCCGGAATACCCTCCAAGAAGTTGAGCGGCTTGCCGCCAACCCAGTGATAGGTGATACGCGGCTCCCCGGCGCCATCCGGAGCGACACCGGGATATACCTGGTCGGCGACGAGCGGACCGAGGGCCGAACGAATATCGTCTTCAACCATGCGCCTGCTCCGATGCGATTTCCGCGATCAACGCGCGGGCGCGTTCCCGCGATGCCTGCATCGCCCTCTCGTAGAAGTCGAACGCCGGCCGGATAAACGCCTTCGGCCCGTGTCGGCTGTTCCCGTACTCCATCCAGTGACCATGCGGCGCTTTGGTATGGTTCCAGCTGATCTGGTAGATCTTGGTGTCGTCGCTTGATCGGTCTTCGGAGAAGACCCGATAGATCGCCGCACGTAGCTGTCCGGGCTTGATGCCGCTCTTAGGCGGTCCGATGTACTCCGGCGCAAGCTCACGCGCCCGCTCGTAAAAAACTAAGGCGCCGGCGTGTGCGGCCGGGCGCACGACGCGCTGCTCAATGGCCTCGGCAAAGCGAGCCAACCCCGCCACCGGGTCGCCGTCCATCTCGAAAGTGAGTTTCATGGCATCGCCCCCGGTACGGATTGGCAGACCAAATCGACATGTTCGCGACGATCCAGATCGGGTATCACGGCCTTGATGTCGAATACCGCGCCCGCGTACACGATCCGCATCGCGTCCGAAATGTCGGTGCGGTACCGGATACGCACGCTTGCCTTCAGCAGGGAAACGTCGGCGTCAGCCTTGATCGCACCCAGGCCAGTCGGACGGCGAAAGTTCGCCCACACCGTGTCGTGGTCCACCCACTGCCCGACGACTTGACCGCCCCCAGCGCGAACGCGCTCCTGCCGCTGGATGGTCACGCGGCAATTCAAGCTTCCTGCTCGCAACATGGCGCCCCCTAGAATTGCTTGCGGTACCAGAGCAGGCGCTCAACGCCCAGGGCAACGTCATTGGAGACCGCGCCGACAACAGCGGCCTCACGGTTGCTGTACCAATGCCCCACCAGCAGCTTGACTGCCTGCTCGACGTCCTTCGTCAGCGCCATTTCCCCGGCGTTGACCGGGGCGTCCACGATCTTTCGGTCGCAATGCTGCTCCACGTGGGCCAGAGCGCTGTCGATGTAGTCCTGGATCAGCGCGTCCTCGGTCGCATCGGACAGATTCAAGCGAAGGTGTTGCTTCACCAGGGCCAGGTCCATCACTGCGCACCCGCTTCGTCCAGCAGCGCCGCGAGTGCAGCTTTGTCGGCGCCTTCCGGGATCGCGATTTCCTTCTCGGTGAGGGCTTTCTTCAACTGAGCGGCGTTGAGGCCGTGGGAAGGTCGCTTGCCGCTGCCCTCGCCACCGTCCTCGATCTCCGCCACCAACCCTTTGCCGATCAGCGAATGGCCGTACTCAGGATCGACTCCGGAGAACGTGTCTCCCGCTCGCACGCGACCGGTGCCCGCACCCAGCTTTGCCGCGTCGCCGCGAAAGCCCCAGATTGCTTTGATCTTCATGTCTTCTCCCTGAGGGGAGAGCCGCAAGACCCTCCCCGCCGATGGCTTACACCGCGAAGGTGCCCTTCACGAAGGCATAGTTGCGGCGCACGGCCAGCCCCAGACGCTCTTCCACCAGCAGCGCGCGCTGGTTCTTGATGAAGTCGTCGTTGATCATGCCGACCTTGAACAGGAACGACATGCGGTCGTAGATCGTGGCCCCGCGCTGGAAGTTGCCCACCAGGAACTCGCCGCCGGTGTCCGTGCCATTGCCTTCGTCCATGCTGTCGGACGTGATCACCGGGCGCCCCCACAGGATCGGCGTCACGAAGCCCTGCAGATTGGCGAACAGATAGCGATTCTGCGCATCCTTCTGCAGTTCGATGTCCATCCAGTCGAGTTCGGTCATGACCGTGGCGTCAGCTGCGAGCTTGGCCTGCTTGCGCACCTGGTAGATAGCCCGGCGCACCGTGTCGATGGCGGTGTCACCGGCCTTGGACAGCGCCGGCGTGAACGTGGTGGCCTGGGTCATGATGCCCTGGAGGTTGTTGCCCGTTCCGTCGCCCTTGAGGATCTGTTCTTCTTCTTCCAGCTTCAGGTCGTAGCGCAGCAGTTGTTGCAGATAGCCGAACAGTTGCGGCACGTCGTCCAGCGCTTCGTCGGACACCGGAATCCAGACCGCGATCTTCTTGACCAGATCAGTCTTCTGTTCGAAGGTGACGTTGCTTTGCGGCTTGGTCGCACCTTCAGCAACCGGCGCGGCACCGCGGGTGTGCAGCAGTTCCTTGAAGTAGGTGTAGCTCTGACCGGTCACCGGCACCGAGGGGATCAGGTCGCGGATGCGCAGTTCCTGGCGCGGATTGGCCTGGATCGCCGGGTCAAACTGAGGCACGACCAAGCCTGCACTGGTGACCTTGGTTTCCTGCATGGCGGCCAGGTCGCCCTTGGAAACCTCGATCTCGGCGGCGGCCTTGCCGTTCTCGCGCAGGGCCTTGTATTCGCCGTGGTCCTTCACGAAGTCGATGAAGCCCTTTTTCTCAGGCTGGCGGCCGCGCAGTTGCACACCCTTTTCTTGCAGTTCCATCACCTGGTCGACGACCTTCTGCAGCTCGCCCTTCTGGTTTTCGATGGCGGACTTCAGTTCGGCCGTGACGGTCTCGCCCTTCTGAATGGCTTCGGACGCCTTGTCGTACTTCTGCTGCAGGCCGGCAAAGCCATCCTTCAGCTGCTTTTCCAGGGAATCACGCATTTCTTTCACATCGGTGGTCATAGAGACGCTCCAAATTGGCTTTCGAAAAATTGAGAGAGGTGCTTCAGCTCGTCCACGATCACCGTGTCCGCCGGTCCACCGTCACGGTGGATGGCGGGGAAGCCGAGGGAGGCAACTGCTGCCGCCTCCTTTTGGGACAGGCCCATGCGGTCACGCAGGGCGTTTTCAAACATCCGGATATCGGATTTCACGCTGGTAATCTGCGCCTCGGGATTCATCCCGAACGGCACCAGGGAGGCTTCCCACAGCTCGGCCTCCTTGATTACGCGGACGGTGCGCCCGGAGCGCTCCTCGTAAGCCGCGGTGATCGTGTTGAACCCGATGGACATGGAGTCCAGCGGCCCACCGTCGCGCATCAGCTCGTATGCGTCCTTCGCGTAGCTGACGTTCAGGTTGACCTTGCCCTGCAAGTGCAGGCCGTGCGAATCCTGCGTGTAGCTGGCGGTTCCGATCAGCTTGCGCAGGTCGTGAAAAAGGGCCAGCTTGAGCTGGCCCGATCTGGTGGTCTTCACTTTGACGAAGGCGCCGGGGAGGATGATGTCGTCTCCGAGGTCCACGTTGTTAAAGACGGAGGCGTATCCCTCGAAGTTGCCCTTGTCATCCACCGCCTTGACTTCGAACGGGCATTCAACTTTGCTGAGCATTTGGCTTCATCTCCCACCGCGTGACCTGGTCGTATTCCGGCCCCTGGAGCGGTTCCAAGTTTTCTTTCTTTCGTACTTCGTTGATGGTCATCCAGCCGGACCCGTTTGAGCCGCCCAACGCGGCCTGAAAATACTGCGACCGTGCCGCGCTGTCGGCGCGCAGAAGGCCTTCAACAATGAACTCCACATACAGGCCGGAGCCCGCAAAGAGCTTGTCGTTGATCTCGTCCTCGATGGCGTCGATGTACGGCTTCAGCCCGAAGGTGACGAAGCCGCTTTTCTGCTGTTCGAGGTTGGACCCCATGATGGAGGTCTTGCCGGCCCGGTTCGCCAGCCAGAGGGGCACACCCCAGATACCGGCGAGCGCCTCTTCTTGAAACTGCTGCGACTCGATGAACTGCGAGTCCTTCTGGCTGAGGCCGGCCGGAACGATCTTCGGATTGCCCTGAAGGATCGCCACCTTGCCCACGTCCGCCGTATCGGCTTTGCGCACGTCCGGAAACTTCTCCATGACCTGCGCTTGCTGTTCCTTCGTCAGGAACTGCTCGTAGATCACGTACCCGCCAGTGAAGCCACCCTTGCGCATGAAGCGCGCCGACCAGTCCTGTGCCGCCTTGGCCAATCCCATGGTCTCTGCCTGGTGCTCGACCGGGGACATGCCGCAGATGCCGTCCGAACTGAACAGTTTGAAATGCAGCATGTTCTCCGGGGAGACCGGGAAGCGCTTGCCATCCAGCGTCACCCAGTACAGCAGCTCGGCGGTGTCAGTGTCGATCTCCACGGCACCCCAGGGAAGGGGCGTAACGCCGATCCATTCACCTGTGCTGGAGCGCTCGATCAGGTTGTAGCTGTTGCCGACCAGCGCCATATTGATGATGGCGCATTTCAGGAAGTTCAACCGCGTCATGTACGGATTGGGCTTGCGCAAAAGCCGCAACGCGCGCTTTCGGACTGCGCTGTCAGGTAGGGCTCTGCGGCCCGTGGCCTCGTCGTAGAGCGGCAATGGAAGCCCCGAGACTGACTCGCTGAGGATCTTCACGCACGACCATACGATGGGGATGCCCACAGCATTTTTTGCGGTGATGCGTACGCCCGCCCCCGTATTTCGCCCGCCCACCTCAAGATCCACTTCAACGAAATCCCCTGTCTGCGGGTCGTTGAACCCGAACATGCGCCAGGTGAGCGGGTTGTACCAACGTGTTTTAGCCATTAGCCGATCAACCCAAAAAATCCGTTTGCAAGGTAGTCATCCAGAGAGGTCGATTCCTCGACCACAGCGTTTGCGGCGCCGATGGCCATCGCCAACGCAACGGCGGCATCGATCTTGTTGACCGACCGCAGCTTGGATAACCAGTGATTGCCCCATTTGTCCTCTTCCGCGACCGCGGACATCATTGCGGACACCAGAACCGGGCTTCTGCGCAAGCGGATGCGCCCCTCCAGCAGAGCTTCCTCCAGCATCCGCACAGAGCCGGGCATCCACATGCCTTCGGGCGGCGCGGTGCCGCTTCGCTCGGCCGCCTTTACGGCGGCTTCCAGCGGCTTGCCCTTTTTCAAACCGCCCTGCGGGTGTTCCGCGAAAGGCACACTAAGACCCAGCGCCGCCACATCCTCCTCGAATTTCTTGAAGGCGTAGCGGTCGTAGGCGACCAACTCAATGAGGTAGTCGCGGTCGTACTCCGCCACGGTCTGCGCGACGTGCCGATAGCTGATCGTCTGCCCCTGAGGCGCGTGCATATGCGCCTGGCGGATCCACACGCTGTAGGGCAGCTTGTCGCGTAGCTCACGCGCCGCAACGGTATCGCCCGGCGTCCAGGCTTCAATCCAGGCGTCGTATGTCGGTTTGCTGACGGTCCGCCTTTCGCCATCCACCGTCACTTCCATATCTACGGTGCCGGTTTTGACTACAGCGCCCAGGGCAGTGATGTCGCGGTTTTGTGACAGGTCCAGGCCCAGGTATACGCGCTCCCCATGATGCTCGGCGGGGTCGAAGTCACAGAGAGCAGGTTCCAGCGTCTCGCGGGTCATCCACGCTGTCTCGGCATCCGTCCACACGCAGAAGTGCAGCCGCTGGATGCCGTTCAGCGCCCCCGGCAGCGCCTTCGCTTGGGCGACCACATCGGCCAAGTACTGCTCCGTGATCGTCACGCCCAAAAGTGGGTTTGCTTTGATCCAGCAGCCGGGGTCATTCAGAGGGTCATCGCCCTTGTCCAGCGCGCAGACGTAGCTGAATGTCCGATCATCGATCACGCCGCCCACGAAACTCGGATCGTTGACCGCTTCAGTATGGCCGGCGGCGACCTTCACCGCATGCTCATGCTCTTCCCAGCAGACCGACGTTCGGTCACTGCCCGAGTTCGTGATCATGAACAGCAGGGGCGCGCGGCGGAACTTGAAGCCGCGCTCCAGCATTTCGATGATCTTGCGGTCCGGCAGTTCGTGGACCTCATCGACGAGCACGAAGTATGGCCGCGGCCCCGAGCCGGTCTTGCCCGTATCGCGCGACACGGGGCGGAAGAAACTCCCGCTCGCGTGGTGCGCCATGTTGAACTCGCGCCCCTCTCCGCCAGCGAAGGCAATACGTTTGGCCAGTGCCGGCGACTGCTTCACCATCTTCACGGCGTCGGCAAACAGAATGCCAGCCTGATCCTTCTTGGCCGCGGCGGAATAGATCTGCGCGCCGGCCTCGTCATCGGCCGTCATTCCAAGCAGGCCCAGGCCTCCTGCGAGCGGGCTCTTTCCGTTGCCCTTGCCCTGTTCGATGTACGCCCGACGAAAGCGCCGCGTCCCGTCCTCTTGCTTCCAGCCAAAGAGCGACCCGACGATAAAGGCCTGGGACGGCTGCAGCTCGAACTTGCGGCCGTCAAACTGCCCCTCCGACAACCGCAACACGTTTTCAAAGAACCCGAAGGCGTACTCCGCCGCTGCCAGGTCGAAGTACAGCCCGCGCTCGTGCCCCTTCTCCAGATCCAGCAAATGCCGCCGGCAGGCGTTGCGCACGTGTGGACCAGCCACAATTTCACCCGCCACCACCGCGTCCGCGTAGGCGCGTGTGCGGTCAACCGCGCTTGAAGAATTTTTCGTCCGGGTCGTCTTCTCCGCCATCGTCATGCGCTACCTTGGATTCATCAACTGGGGTGGCGCCCAGCTTCGAGAGAATCGAACTCAGGGCTTGCGTAGCCGACACGCCGAAGTCAGCGTCGGGGTCATCCATGCGGGCCACCCATATGCACGCTAGACGCAACAGCACGCGGTGCGACGAGTTCAACCAGGACATTTCGCTGGCGAACTCTTTCCATGCCTTTTTCTGCGCGGCAGTCATCTGCTTGTATGGAAGGCCCAGCGGGCGAGTGCCTTTCGGCCTTGTTCGTCCGGCGTGCCGCCCAGGATTTTTCAGGGCGGCGCCAGACGCATCCGCCTTTTGGACGGGAAGTCGGGGACGTGCCATTTTTTCGATGTTTTAGAGGTGAAGGCCGGCCGTTTTGGGTCGTCCGGCGAATTGTGGATGCGCGCGTTTTCGGGAACGGTCGGTCTAGAACGGAGCCGACCCCTATGTTTTCGCCCCCCCCGGGGGTACCGACCCCTCGAATGCCTGCGCAGGCCGCAGGAGACGCTTCAGGGGCGGCGAAGTTGCGTCGGTGGACCCGTGCCCTTCTCTACTCAACAGGCCAACCGTCCTCGTCGCATCCGCGTATCTGCCTGGCCCCGCGCTCAAGCCGCGCTTGATCGGAGTTGTGACAGTCGGCGCATAGGCTATTGAACGGGCCTTCCCAGAATTGCTGTTCGGTCTCGCCGACCGGGTGGCCGTTGACGTGGTTGCACACGCTGGCCAGCACGGTCAGGCCGCGCCTGGTGCAGAACACACACAGCGGCTCGCGGTCGAGTTGTGCCTTGCGCGTGCGTTGCCAGCGCGCCGTGCCGTAGAGGTGCGCAAAGGCGCTGCCTCCTCGCTGCCGTACCTTGCCCGCCTGTCCATACATCGGTCGCGCCCCTACTTCGTTTCGCTGGGATTCAGCAAACTGGCGGCATTGCTGGAGTTTCCATATCTGCGGCGTAGGTGTTCGTACAGCGCCCGCGCTACCCGCTCCGGCATGTTTGCGGTGTTGACCGTCAGATGCGCATCATCAAGGGCGATGACGCCACTAAGCGGACCCAACGTCAGGTCCACTTGGGGAAGTTGATTCGGCTCCAGCGTCACGTTCACGTGGACCAGACTGCGAACCGGTACGCCGTCTACCTCCACCTTTGTGTGTATCCCGTCACGCGAGATAACGAATCGCGGCGCCATTCGGGCCTGGGGTGGAGGTGCGGGCGGCGCACTCTTGGGAACTCCTGCCATATCTCACCTCGTGAATGATGCCGGGTGCTATCTACTGCACACCGCCCGGCGGCGATGCTCAACCACCCGCGCGCCATGCCCAGCGCGCGGACCCTTGATAGCGAAAGGGGGAGTAGTACGATATGGACCCGCGACTAACGGTTGAACGCCGCGCGGCCCGTGCATTCAATGCCACGGGCCATTTATTAGGTGACCTGAAGAAGGAGATCACCGCAATGCGTATCCTGATCGTAGACGACGCCACCGTATCTGCTGAGCTGACCGCCGAATGTTTGATGATGGAACCGGGTGTTTCGGTCCAGATTGCAGGCGACGGTGCAACGGCACTACGCACCATGGCCGAGTTCCAGCCCGACGCCGTTCTGCTCGATGTTGATCTGCCCGACGCGTCGGGTCTCGACCTTGCACCGCAGCTCAAGACAATGAACGAGGGCCGCGCCCCACGGATCATCATTTTCAGCGGCAGCGTCCGACAATCGCCCGGGTTTCTACCGGACGGTGTTGATGCTTGGCTCACAAAGCCTGCACACCTTGACGCGCTGTTGGACTGCATCTTTCGACCCGATGCAAAAAAAAGGGGCTTGACGGATAGGACATAATGCCCTAATATTCAGTTCAAGGCCGGCGCACACCGCGCAAGGTCACCTACCGGAGAACTCCGATGAACCAGCAAGAACAAGCCACCGTCCAAGCCGCAATCGCGATCCTGGACAAGCACCTCAAGCAGCCGGGCGTTGCAGCCAACAGCCCCGAAGCCATCAAGCAACTGCTGCGACTGGTGCTGGAAACCGAAGAGCGCGAAGTCTTCTTCGTTCTCTTCATGGACTCCCGGCTCCGCCTGCTGTCCGCCGAACCCCTCTTCTACGGCACGATTGACCAAGCCCCGGTGTTTCCTCGCGAAGTCGCCCGGCGCGCACTGATGTTGAACGCTGCCGCCCTGGTAATCGCGCACAACCACCCGTCGGGCAATGCCACCCCGTCTGAAGCCGACAAGCGCATCACCAAGACCCTGCGCACCGCGCTGGAACTCTTCGATGTGCGCCTGCTGGACCACTTCGTGGTCGGGTCCGGCAAGATGACCTCGTTTGCAGAAACTGGCCTGATGAACTAACAAGGAGAGGCCCGGGAAACCGGGCCTATTGATCTATGGAAACTCGCGTACCCTATGGCGCCCCCGCGATCCGTCCAGAGTGCCTGCGACCGTTTGCCGATGGATGGAAGCAGCCCGAGGCGGGCGAAGTGCGCGCCGTGCTGTCTATGGCCGGCCTGACCGGCGGCGAAGCGGCAAAGCTCCTGGGCATCTCGGACGGCCGGACGATTCGGCGCTGGACTGGCGGCGATTCGCCTATCCCGTTCGCGGCTTGGGCAATCCTGTGTAATGTGGCCGGGCTCGGGTTGATCTGGGCCAAGCCCGAGCAGTAGAGGTCCCGCTATCACCTAACGAAAGGAGTGCCACACATGAGCAAAGACAAGCGCCTGGATATGGACGCAGCGCGGAAACTGGACTTGACGCTGGCCACCGGCAAAGTCGAGTGCCAGGTTTCCAATCGTTGGCTTCAGTTCCCAAGCGAAGCTCCGCTGTTTTCTGATGGTGCGTACGTGTTCGTGAACGTCATGACCGAATCGGAAGGCGGGACCGAGCGGAAGCTGTGCGAGCTCATCCTCCGCAAGCACGAACTCGAGCATGTTCTTTCGCGGGTGCAGGTACGCCCCCGCGGGGACTAATGCAGGCCGGCTGCTTAGCTGGTCGCCAAAGGCACCGCCGGTACGTCAAAGACCGAGTTCGGAGGCAGCTTTTCCGCGTACATCCGCGTATCCGCCCCCGCCGTGATCGCCGCGTCGCACTGCACGCAGTAGGTATCGGCGCCCTTGCGCACGATCTGCGTGAAGTTGCGAAAGTAGCCTTGGCAGCGGTCGCACTGCATTTCCAGACACATAGCGATCTCCAAAGAGGAAAGCCCCGACCGGTGTTCCGTGCCGGGGTTTTTTATTGTGTGGCGGGCAATGCAGGATTCGAACCTGCGGGGCGTCGTCGCCCTACGGGTTAGCAACCCGCTGCTTTCGGCCTCTCAGCCAATTGCCCTGAAATGGAGCGGACAGAGGGAATCGAACCCTCGCTGCGCGGCTTGGGAGGCCGGCGGCTCACCATGAGCATGTCCGCGAAAACAAAAACGCCCTGGCCAGAATTCGGACCAGGGCGTGACGACCACGGGGTCGCTTCTAGAGCATCTTCTCGCAAGCCTGGGCGCATTCGCGGCAGGTTCTCGCGCACGCTTCCATTCCTTCAATCTGCTCACAGCTAGCCGCGCAGTCATTACACATCGAAGCGCAGGCCTGGCAAACATACTGGTGATTTGCCGCACCAACTAGCATCGTGTGTGCTGACGTACGGCATACTTCCGCACACGCCAGCATGAGCCGAAAATGGCTAGGTTCAACGTGCTTACCCCCCGCCTCCAGACAATGTCCCATTGCTTCCTGAAGGCACGTTCGGTAGCACGCGAGGCAGGCATCGATACACCCTGTCATGTCTGCATTCATGGCGTTCATAGGAGTTCCTCCTTGTGTTGGCCCGAAGTGGGCAACACAAGGGCAGCAAACAGCATTCCTGACACAAAGGAATTCCCCAAACAAACCCAGAAACGCGAAAACCCGCCTGCTTTCGCGTGGCGGGTTTCGTGGGCGGACTTCTGAGGAAATCCGTTATCGCTGATTATGGCGGCGAATCTCCGCACAGTCAACGGTCAGGGGATAAAACCTCCGTCTCGCAGCAGCTTTTCGGCGGCGGCGTGCGCGGCCTGCTCGACGCCGTAGATTGGTTCCGCGCCCTTCTTCTCGCGCGTACCGCGCAGCCAATCGTTCGCCCTGGCGCTAGCCCGCTCCACGCTGCGCACCTTGCACGCATACTCATCGGCCAAGGATTGCAGGGTCCGAACGGTGCCGCTGTCGTAGTAGCGGCGCACGAGGGCATACAGTAGCTCGCTGTGGGCGGTACGCATGGACAGGTGCGCACCCAGCCTCCCCGCGATCTTGTACATTGCAGCCGTCCACCCGGGGTGATCCGCTTCACTGTGGCAGTGCTTGCAGCTTGCCACGCGCTGACCATAGCGGGCATGCAGTACGGCCACATGCAACGGGTCCAGGTTCCGCTCCAGGAATTGCCGAACCTTGCCGATCTCCGCGCAGCCGTCAGCGCCGGACAACGGACCAGGCTCGCCCAGTCGCATGTCAGCCGCGCGGGCCATCGCCGGCCGGTTCAGTGTGTGCCGCTCATCGCTGAATGCGTATGCCAGCGCCACGGCGAGACGCGCAAAGGGCGTATTGCGTTCGCTCATGCTTCCTCCGGCATCACGTAGACCGGATACACCGGCGCGGGCTCGTTGCTGCCACCAGCGATGCGCAGCCACGTGTTCATCTGGTCCAGGGCATCGGCGTCATGACGCGGATGCGCCGCCCAGAACAGCATCCACTGGCCCCGCTCCGACTCACTCAGCGTCATCAGGTGCTTTGCCAGCAGACGGTCCAGGGTTGCGCGGTCGGCGAGAGCCACGCCCCCACGGCAGCGCCAGCAGCGGCACGGCGCGTATGCCATGCCTTGATCGGCGTGCGATTCCGACGGGTTGTGGACGCGCGGCGCGGGGGCGGTCTGGCGTTCCTCATACGGGATTTCCAGCCAGGTGTCGGGGTTGTTGTGATCGAGCATGATCAGTTCCTCAAACGATTCCAGGGTTGTAGGGAGGGACGCGCAGCAGGCGCGCCACAAGCTCAACCGCAGAGCCGTCGCGGACGGTGCTCTCGGTAAAGCGCAACACCTTCCAGCCCGCAAGGGTGGCGGCGTTGTACTTCTCGCAATCAGCGACGAATCCGGATCCACGGGTGTGACGCCCGTTCGTCCATACGCCGCCTTCAATCTCGACCGCGATCTTTTGATCCGGCCAAGCAAAATCGAAGCGCCAGAGGCGCGGGGGCGCGAAGCGGTATTCCCGCTGCGGCTCCAGCACTTTCAAGGCGCGTGCATCGCGCGCGAAGCGCTCCTCAAGCGCGCTCGGGGCCTTGGGGGCCCGCTTGCCGGCCGTCATCGCTGCCACGGGGATACGTACTGCGCGGGTCGCCATCAAGCCGCCCCCGTGCGCGCCAGCGCCCTGTTGTGGCAGTTCACCAAGATCGTGTGCCATTCGCCGCGGCGGGCCCAGTAGGTCCGCCGGCATTCCTCGACCTCGGTCAGGTTGAATTCCTTCATCTGCAACAACTCCGTCAGCCGGTTTTCGATCTTGGCCGGCAGCGCCTCTGTGTTCTTCTGTTGTGTCATCTACTTGCCTACATCCTTTGTTCTTTGCCACCTGAACCCGAGCTGGACAAGACCAGCCATCCGTAGACTGGCCTTCACATGAACCGTCGCCGTATCCATGACCCGCCAGCCGTTCGATGTTCGGGCGCTAGCTTCGCCACCCTTATGCCTGTCTCAACATCTTTCCCACGGTAGGCAATCTTCCCCAGGCGCCGCGGTTAAGGTGTCCCACCGCCTGGGTGCTGTAAATCGTGGCTGCTATCCCACAGCCTTACGCTCCGACTTCGATTTGATCCGCCTGCAGGTGTCGCATACGCTGGCGGCGCCGGGCTCATCAACCACGACGAAGCTGCTGTTGGGATTAATGACGCCGTTCTCGTAGGCATGGCACAGGGTGTCGGCCCCGCCCCAGATGTGTGCCTTCCTGCTCGGCTTTCTTTTGTGAACGAGATACTTCATACGGCTGCCCTCCTGGCGGTCATCAGCTTCATAGCGACGGGTAGCACTCCGGCGCGCACATGCAGGTCGTTGGCGTCCTCGCCGATCGCGTCGCTCATGCAATATGCAAGCCCCGCCTCCTTCGCCGCGCGCTCGCCTGCGCCGCTCTTGTCGTTGTCGGCGAAGGCGTACTTCATTCCTTGCACGTGGCCGGCGGCGTAGCGCATGTTGCTGTCGCTGAAGCACACCAGCACGGCCGCATTCAGCCGCAAATGCTTGATCGCGGCGTCGATAGATAGACCGGTGGCATACCCCTCGCACAGGACCGTCTCAAGGGCGCTGCTGGGGCCGATGCGCATTACGGCGCCCGTCGCCCGCATACCGGTGGCCATACGCTTGACCCATGCACGCTCCACCGCATCCCAGCGCACGGTCTGCACGCCCAGGATGCGATTGTCAGAAACGTCGCGCATAGGGATCACCAGGGCATCGTCAGGAGCCACAAGGCCTTTCACGTCGGGGAACCCCTTGCGATGCAGATATCCGTGTACCTGCGGCACGCAGCTACGGATAAGCACCTCGGCCTGGCGCGCTGCCTGGATCTGGCGCGCGATGCGTTGCTGGCGCTCAGCGCCGCGCTTACGCGCCCATTCCCGCTTTTCTTCGTCGGTCCAGGGCTTGATTTCGCCCCCGTACCAATGGACCTCGCCGTCACCGTCCCAGGCCATGACCCAGCCGCGCTGACCGTCCCAGAAGTAAGCGCCGTTCTTGCTGCGCTCATGCGCAGTCGTGGCGCAGCGACGGATACGGTCGCTCGGGTACAGGTCGCCAACGAGGACGCCACAAGCCCGCGCGAATTCGCTAAACGTTTGCATTCGCGCCCCCCTTCTCCCTTCCCTTCAGATACGCAAGGCGCAGCGAAGTGATCTTTCCCAGCGTGTTGCGCGTCGGCGGCGTGTTCGGCATGTCGTGAAACTTCCAGTCCCTCGAAGGCCAGTCGCCCGTGATGTCGTGGAACAGCGCTCGCGCACGCTTCTCCTGCTTGTCTTCGGCGGACTTCTCGCGTGCGTAGGTGCAAAGCTGCTCAAACAGGTGCCGGCGGTCGTCGGCGAGTTTCTTCTTGCCCAGCATGACGGGTAGCATTTCGCCCGCTTCGACCTCTACCAGCGCTTGCTTCTGCACCTCGAAGCCGCACGCCATGCAGCGGCGCGCGAACGGCGTGTGACCGCAGGAGGGGCAACCCTCTCGTTCAGATTCCTTCGTCTCGTGGCGGATCTCCTTGTCCAGCTTCTCGCCTGAGTCCAGGGCGACCAGGCCGTTGTAGAAGATGTTCTCGAAGTCTTTCAGGAAGCGGATGAAATTGCCGCTGTGGTCCAGCAGAATGCAATCCGTCTTGCCCGTCTCCGGTGACGAGCGCAGACCGCGCCCCCACATCTGAATCGCAGTAGAAAGCGACTTTCGCAGGGGGCGGCAATCGATCACGCAGCCCACATCCTTCACGTCAAAGCCTTTGGCCAACGCCTCAACGCTGATCAGGATGCGGATGACCGAATCCGGCTTCTCGTACTCCGCCAGGAGCATGTCGCGCTCGGTCTGCGTCGTGTTCTGGCTATAGACGGCGGCCATGACGCCGGCCTCGTTGAACTGGCGGCAAAGCTCCTCGCAATGAGCGATGGTCGAACCGAAGCAGATAGTCTTGCGGCCTTCGCCGTGCCGGATCCACTCCGACACCACGTCGCCCACGATGCCCATGCCGCGTTCAGCGGCTGCGGCTTCGGTCCATTCGCCGCCGGCCGTGGCCGCGCCGTCCATGTTGACGCGCTTGGCGCTCAAGACGTGCATCGGGACAAGAATCCCCTGCTGCGTCAGGTCGTTCATGGTGGCGGCGTTGATCAGGTTGGTGAACAACTTGCCCAGGCCAGGCGAGAACGGCGTTGCGGAAAGGCCCACGACAGACGCGGGGCACTTTTGGATGTGATCGGTCCAGACGCTAAGTTGCGTGTGCGCCTCGTCGATGATGATCACGTCTGAGGCCGGCCAGCCGCGGCTTCCCAAGGTTTGCGCGCTGGCGATCTGGAACGGGAGGCTGGGATTCACGCGCCAGTGGCTGGCCTGAATCACGCCGTGATTGTTCAGGCCGTAGCTGTCGGCCGCCTTGCTCGTCTGGTTGATCAGCGCCACGCGGTCGCAAACAAACGTCGCACGTTTGCCGCGCTGCAGGGCCTCATTCGCGATGCGCAGGCCCAGGTAGGTCTTACCCGCCCCCGTGGGCGCCATGATGAGCTGATTCTTGTGACCAGCCCTGCGCCCAGCGCGCAGCGCTTCGTGCGCGGATTGCTGAAAGGGCCGAGGGTCCGGAAACGTGGTCGCAGTCAGTTCCGCGACATCTTCGGGAAAGAGTGTCTGATTCATGCCGCCCCCGTCCGCTTCTCGAGCGCGTCGAGCTTGCGCTTGTACGCCTTGGCTGCCTTGACCGCGGCGTCCTTCTCGTTGACCAAACCGTTGACACGGGTGAGCAGCACGCGGTTCTCTTCCGCAAGGCGCGCGATTTCCTTCATCGCAGCGGCCAGCCGGTCATCGGATTCGAAGACGCGACCCATCATCTGGTTGTCCGCCAAAAGGCGCTCGTGATCGGCCAGCAGTTCGCGCTCGGCGTCTTCGTGGCTTCCCTGGCCGGCGTGCTCGTCCGGAGACGGTGCGGCCGTGGCCTTCTGTGGCGTCTCCTTCTTTGCGCGCGCCGCTTGCTTGATGGCGGCGGGACCGGCGGCAGCAAGCGCTGCCTGCTCTTCCTTGGGCATGTCCGCCACGGCGTGGGCGTCTTTCAGCGAGACCGCCCCCGACTTGACCGCGCTCTGGATCTCGGGAACGGCATTCCGTCCGACTTTCTTGGCCTGCTCAATGGTGGCGACGCTCACGCCCGCGGACTCGGCCATCGCTGCGGCGGTCTTCGGCAGTAATTCCCTACCCGGTAGGGAATTAGCCTCACCGGTCGCCGCATCCGATGCGGAGGTTACGGCGCTATTCACCGCCCCACTTGCGGAGATTGCAGGCTTCCCCACTGCTCGCCACTGCCAAAGCTCGGTTTCGATGAGCGCCAAGGCGCCGGCGGTCAGGTGGCGGCGTTCCTTGTTCTGCGCCTTGACGAAATCCACCGGGTCCACGTCGCCCAGCTCGGACTCCGGACAACACATGCCCAGTTCCTGGCTCGCGGTGTAGCGGTGCCAGCCGTCGATCACCATCCCCTCGTACAGGGTGATGGCGTTCTGAATGCCGATGTTCTCGATGCTGTCCTTGAGCGCCTGGAATTCGGCGGCGCTCATGGCCGGGAAGGCGGCGGACAAAGGGTGCTGAACGTAGGCCATGCTCATGCGTCTCCCGAGCCGATCCACACCGCGTCGGGTGCCGGGGCCGTGTTGGTGTCGCCGGGGATGTGCGGCGGCTCTGAGTTCGCGCGTTCGGACGCCGAAGGCGTTGTGGTGTCATGCATGAGACGCCTCCCCACGAATACGCTCCAGCAGCGCGAGTAGTCCAACGCCCACGGCGTAGGAAGGTTCGGCGTGTCGCCCGGTATTCAGTTGGGAAATCGCGGCTTGCGAGCAGCCCAACGCGTCGGCGACTCTTTGCTGGGTCCATCCGCGATCTTTGAGCTCCCGGATGATCGGAGCCCACTCGACGGACACAGGGGGGAGCCAGCTCAGGACGGTTTCTTGCGCAGCAGCGCGAATTACTCGTCCATCAGCGAGGCACAGCGCCTCTCCCGGGAAAAGATGGACTTCGTGTGCATTGGCGGAATCAGACATGAGCTGCCTCCTTGGACGAGGGGGCAAGGTCGGGCCAGGCCTGCTGCCAGTCGGTCGGATGGATCCGCACGAACGCGGCGAAGACCCGATCAGCGATCTTGGGGGGCAAGTCTTCCGGCCACTGGCGGACGCCCTGGTATGAAATTCCGAGGGTTGCAGCGGCTGCGCTGACGGATCCGCCCAACATTTCGATTGCACGAGCTTTTTTCATTCCCAAATTGAATCATGATTCAGTATGATGTGCAACCATAATTCAACCACTACAGGCGAAACTTTGAATCATGATTCAGACCTATGCAGACCGCCTCCTACTCGCCATGAGCCAGCGCAATGTCGATGTGACAACGCTGGCCAAGGCGTTGGGCATGAGCTATCAGGGGGTTAAGCGCGTTGCGGACGGCAAGTCCAAAGCGTTTACCGCCGCCAACAACGAAGAGGCGGCGCACTTCCTTCGCGTGTCGCCGCGATGGCTCGCAACTGGTCAAGGCGATATGGACGCCGGAGCGGTTCGCGCACCAGATCCTTGGCCTCTTCCGTTTGTGGAGGAGGCGGACGTGCGCGCCCTGCCGCCGGAGCAGCTAACCGCGCTGGGGGTGGCCGTTGCCCTGGCCGTCGCGCAGTTGAAGCTCAATATCAAGGTTTCTCCGCAGACGGCGTCATCGCCTCCAGCGGCAACCACGGGGCTACGTGCTCACAAGCCTGGCGCGTTGGTTGACATGGATGCTGCGGATGATCCATTTCCAATGCGTATTCCTGGACTCCCGCCCGCCCCCTGGGATGCGGAGCGCGCGGCGCCGCGCCCCGCCACGCCATTGCGAATCAGCACACAGGCGGGCGTTACCGCGAATGCCGGGCCGGGGGAGCCGCACGCGGCCAATGACGAATTCGAGGAAGTTCCTGAGCTAGCAGAGGTACGCTTGGCTGCGGGCGATGGCATCGAGAACCACAGCGAAGACCAGACCGGCATGATCCAGTTCCGCCGCTCGTTCCTCAAGGCGGTGGGCGCCGACAACGGAAAGGCGCGTGTGGTGTATGCGAAAGGCGACAGCATGGAGCCCGTGATCCGCGACGGCGCCGCCCTGCTGGTCGTCCCCAATGAGAATCTCACGCTTCGCGATTTGGCCGCCGGCGGCGTGTACGCCATCAACTACGACGGCAAGATGCTCGTGAAGACAGTCGCCAAAGATAAACTCACGGGCCGGTGGGTGGCGCGTTCGTTCAACCCGGCATATCAGGACATTCCGCTGGAGAACGGGCACCCTGCTCGCGTGCTTGGCCAGGTCGTTTGGACGGGCGCCCGCTTGCGAGATGACGAGGCGGGCCAGTGGACTCGTGAACGCTAAACGTCGCTGGACGCGGATGGAGCCACCTTCGGGTGGCTTTTTTAATGCGCCATCAGTCGAACGATTGAATTATGGTTGACCGCCAATTTGAATCATGATTCAATAGATGCACGGTGGAACTACACCGCCGAAAAAGCAAAGCCCCGCACCTGTTAGCGCAGGCCGGGGCTTCAAGAAGTACCGCAGTTAGCGCTGCGGCCCTCGTACCTGGACAGCCTGAGGAGGCCATTATGTCCAAGAAAAGTATCCGCCCGCTTGGCGCGGAGGGGATTTCTCATCCTCGCACAGTAACAAAATCTTCGTTGACCGTCAACACTTCGTCAACGCTCGCATTTCCCTTCCGCGCTGATGGCTTTCGAGCTGCCGAGCAATGGCACGTGGCGTTCTGCGCTGCAGCCGATGCAGCCCGAGGCTATCTCTTCCCGTCGGGCCTTCGCCAAGCATTTGAAGCCCTGCCCCTCCCCGCTCGCTCAGACTTCCTGGATGCTGTCGGCGCATTGCTGGTCAGCTTCGCAGTCATCGGCGCGCCGGCCCCCGGCCGCCAGAACCTCCGTGAAGACGTGGCGTTGGCACTCAAGTCGCCCGAAGAACAGGATCGCTGGGCGCAGGCCAACAACCCCGAGGAGGACGCAGCATGAGTTCGCGCACCGATGCAATCCTCCGCATTACTCCCGCCGAATACCGTCAGTTCGCTGAGGAAGTGAAAGCCCGCGGCATGGTCCTGCGCCTGTTCGAGCAGCCCGCACAAATCATCGGACTGCGATCCGGCCTCGACGCCAGCGTCATCGATGCAACGTGCGAAGAGGTTACGGGCTCGCTTGTTGAAGCTCCGTCACTCCTTCTTTGCACCCACATTGATGCGGGCCGAGTTCGTCGCGAGGCAAAGGACCGCTACGAATGCGACCTGTCTCAACTGACCGATTCGGAGATGTACCGCTTCTGGCTGTATCACGAGATCGGTCATGGGGCGGATAACTATTGCTCCCTCTCCTTCCAGCTCAGCGAAGCGGGCAACGACCCGGAAACCGCGAAGGACATTCTGCACCGCATCTGGTGCGCGAATGAGGTCCTGGCGGACCGTTGGGCGTGGGCGCAGGTGTGCGAAAGGCCGATGCCGTTGACCGCAAGCGGCAGGCGGTTCCAAGACGCTATCGCGGCCGAACTGGAGTTCCTGGATGGAGTAACGGGCGGCCGGAAGAACTACGCCAAACGGCCGTTCCCGCACGTCAAGCCCGGCCCGTATCACGGCGTGCCCCTTCGCATGCTGGCGCGAGAAGACGCACATGTTTGGATCGGGCCCGACATCGCGCCGGGCGTAAAGGAGCGGGCGCTGCGATTCGAAGAGCGAGCCATGCAAAGCCCCCATCACCATCTGCCGGAACGGCTGGTGAACCGCGTTCAAAGTCGCACGCCGCTCGATCTGACGCACGTTACGGTATTGGAGGTGGCATGAGCCCGCGCAATAACGTCCCCGCCCCCCAGCTCCTCGCCGGCGTGGCTTGGGAGATCAAGGCACTCCTCGATGCGTTAGACGAGCTCATGCCGCTCGACAAGGCCGAAGGCGTGGCGCTCCATGCCCTTGCGCAAATCGGTAGCGCCAAGGCTCGCGAGCTGGCCAATCATCTGTCCGTCGTGACTGAGGTGCGTCATGTCTAAGCCCCGCAACCCAACCGAACAACTGGCGGCTGCGGTGCGCGGCCGCGCGCTGTACACCCGCCTGTACGACAAGGCCACGGCTGAACTGTCCGAGTGCAAGGCTGAGGCAGCGGCGATGCGCGAACGCTGCGCAACTCTGGCCAGCGCGCTCGAGATCACGACCAGCATTCTCGAGGCCTCGGCAGATCCGCGCCTGAAGGCAAGCGCCGCCGCGGCGCGCAACCTGTTGAGCACTGCGGGGCGCGCCCCCGTCATGGAGACGCAAGCATGAGCATGACCGACAAGCAAAACATCGTCGCAGCCTTCATTAAGATGCGCCGCTCCGCGCGAAAGGTCGCCGAGACCTTGGATCTGCTGAGCATCAACTCACGGACGGGCCGCCGCGCGGTCAAGCGCGCCGAGGCTCTGGCGGCGGCCGGTCGTTTTCCTATCAACGTTCTCTCGAACATGCGAGCCAGCTTGGCCGAAGCGGAAGAGTCACAGCGACGAGCGCGGACCGCGCAGGTGAAATTCGGATCAATCCTGCTAGACATCCTCCTGGCGATCGACGAGCTGCTTTCCCTCGACGAACGGTACGACCTTTTCAATGTGAACAGGGCTCACCGGCAATGGGATGAGACCGCTGCCCCCTCCAGCCTGGAAATGATCTTGGTGCATGGCTTGGAAGATTCATCCGTGCCCCACAGCAAGGAGTGGCTGGATGGCCCGCTGTTCGCATGCCTTCACGCCAACATGTGGAACTTCTTCACCACGGACGCGCGGGGACGCGTCGCGCTGGACTTCATGACGTACGCTGCGTTCGCCCCTGGCGGCCCATTTGAGCACGTGACGTTACAGCGCGTTGGCCCCGACGGAACCGTCGAAGACGTGCCGCCGTCCGAGCGCGCCAAGCCGCCCGCCGGCGCGACCTTGCACTGAGGTGGAAATGAAGAAATCCGACATGAACCACCTGCGCCGCCTGCTGGGCTGGATCCGATGCGAAATCGGCCTGCCGCCGGCCGAGCAGCAGCGGACCATGATCTCCATTGCGGAGAAGCTGGGCGAGTGCGGCATTGATGCCGACGCAAAGGCACGCTTGGTCGAGGGATATCGCCGGGCCGAGGCTGTGCCGGTCTATGTCCGGGATGCTGTGAACGCCTTGGAAAAGTCGCTTCCCGCCCCCGGGCGCGGACCTGGTGCTGAAGTACCGCGCGCCACGGCTGAAACCCGCGTCAGTATTGGGTTTGACCCTGGTGCCGCTGCCGGGCGCGAGCCTGAGCATTTTGAATGGCGTCGCGAGATCGACAGCGCCGGCGCCCGCCGAATCTTTGAGGCAGGGTTCGGCTCGCCCCGCGCCACCCAGGAAGGCGGCCTCGTTACGGATATGACAGCCAGAGTCATCCATGCGCTGCGTCCGTTCGTCGAGGGATTCGAAGGCGTGCGCGGTCATGCCGAAGCCGCAGCGCTGCTGCACGAATTGATGGCTACCCCTAGCGCGCTTGCCGCGCCCGAGGCCAGCGAGGCGGTGCGCGATGCCGGAATAGCGGCATCGGAAGACGTAGAGTTGCCGCCGCTGCCTCCCGCTGACCTGAAGGCCGATCCTGGCGGCGATGCGTGGCCTTTCCCGAAAGTGGCCTATTTCAATGCAGCGAGCATGACCGCTTACGCTCGCGCCGCCCTGTCCGCGCAAACAGACGCGCAGGAGGGCGAGACATGCTAAGGTGCGATCCGTCCCTTAACCACTTGGGGCCGTGCGCCCTGAATCGACAATATGCCGAAGAACAAAAAAACCTCGGCCGCGAAGCAAGAGGTTCTCACCTGCTCCTTTTGTGGCAAGCACCAAACTCAGGTGCGAAACCTTCTGGCCGGGCCCGGCGTCAGCATATGCAACGAATGCATCGAGGCTGCGGGCGAGCTAATAGACGACGCGGGTTGGGAAGTGACGCGAACGCCGATAGACAAGGCTCGGTTTATCCAAGATCAGGAAAAGCTGCTGGCACGCAAGGCGCTTATGATCGAAGCGTGGCGCCAGCAATTAGGCGCGCTGGCCACCGGCTCTGCTGCGCGGAACGATCAACCACTGCATTGACGCAATCGGATCTGTGCGGGGTGATTAAATGAGCCCCGGCATCCGCATTGAACCGGTGTATGTGGACCTCGCGACGGCCGCGGCGATCACCACTCTGGCGCCATCCACCATCCAAGCGATGGTGACCCGCAATGAGTTTCCTGCGCCACGGGAATTATCCGGCCGGCGTGTCGGCTATTTGTATGCCGAGATCGTGGAGTGGGCGCGCAATCGGCCCAGATCCACGTTGCTCCCGCCCCCAAATACGGGGGCCAAGAAACCCAAGGTTCGCCCTGCGAGCAACGACTAACTAGCCGCCGCGCTTGGCCAATTTTTCCAGATAAATTGACAAGCGCTGCAGCCAGATCCGTCGCTCCTTGTCGTAGGAGTAGCGGTTGTAGTCGCCTTCCACCCCTTCTAGCATGTGGCCGAGAATCACCTCGGCCACATCCCGGGGGCATTTCAAAGAGGCCAGGAAAGTGCGAGCCGTGCGGCGCAGATCATGCGGTGCCCAGTGGGTTACGGTTAGCCTGATGCGCTTCCGATGCGGCGTCGTCTCACTGTAAGGCTGGTGGTAATAAACGCGCGTTTGTACCGACTTCTGCTCCCAGTGCCCCGACGCGCCATAGGACGGAAATAGGTAGCCGTCGGGATATGCCTCGAGCCTGCGTCGCACGATTTCCTCTGCCCGCCCAACCAAAGGCACCCGAAAATCGGTAGCCTCCTCCCGCTTGACGTTCTTGGTCTTCGCCTTTGGGACCGTCCACCACAGGCCGTCGGACTCTTCGGTTATCTCGCCCGCTTCCATCACCGTGATTTCTGCGCCGCGCGCCGCGGTCCAGAGATAGAGCGTCAGAATGTCGGTTATATCCCGCGAGAAGTTCGGCAACCAACGGATAAGCTCCCCGGCTTCAGTGGGCGACAACACCCGCTTGACGACGCCGGACTTAACGCCGTTGATCGCTTTCCCCTTGGACTTTAGCTTTCCCCGCAAAATTACTCGCCACCAATTCGGCACGGTCTCCGGCAGCTTTCCCGCATCGTGGCAGTACTCCCAAGCCGCGCCGAGCTCGCGCCGCAGAATTTGAGCCTGGACGGGCGTATCGGCGTACGAATCGATCAGCTCGAAAGCCTGCGCCCTCGTCACCGATGCCGCAGGAACATTGGCCAGGGCGCCCAGCATGGTCGCAAATGTGCGCTTGATTTCGGCTCGCCCTTTCGGTGCCCGATTCCGCTCCACATGACCAGTCAAATACGCGGCGCAGACATCCGCTACCGACACATTGGCGCTATCCGTCTTCGCTTGCGTACCGGCCAGCGCATCGGCCGCAGCCGCCCGGGCGTCTTTCGCCCGCTTGGCCACGTCCACGCCTAATGCGCGCTCCTGCCGCAAGCCATCCCAGGCCCCCATAGCGGCTGCGAAAGAAACCTCGGGCCAGCGGCCGATCTTCTGCTGCCGCATCTTGCCGTCAATCGGACTCTTAAAGCGGTACAACCACGTCCTGGTGGTGGCCGTTGCTACCAGGCGTAAGCCGGGGCATCCATCAATGGTAAGGTGTTGCCCTGGCTCAAGAAGCTTGGCGGCGCGCGCATCGAATTGCAT